GCACAAACAGCGATTGCGGGATGCCCTACGAGACATACGTTACAATCGACCTCCCGTATCGACATCGCGCCATGTTAAAGGATTCATTAAGCTTGAGTCCTACGCAGAGCTGAAATACGCGCGATGGATCAATTCTCGATGTGACGCCTTTAAGGTATGGGTTGGCCCCATAATTAAAGAGATCGAGAAAATTGTGTATAGTCACCCTGTATTTATAAAACATGTACCTATACCGGAAAGACCAGCTAAAATTGCTGCGTTAGATCGCCATACTGGATGGTATAAACTAGCCACTGATTGGACCAGTATGGAAAAGCATTTCAAGAAGCCCGTGATGAAGGCGATTGAGCAACCGTTGTATATGACGATGTTGCAGAATGTTGTGCCTAAGGACAACATTAATTATATAAATAATATCCTTCAGGGTAAGAATATTATCCACGGCAAACACGGCATATTAGCGAAGGTAATAGCCACCCGCATGAGCGGTGAAATGAACACCTCGCTTGCCAATGGTTGGGCGAATTATGTCGTGTTTCGTACTCTTGTTGAAATGCTTTCGGGGCAATTCGAGGGTTTTGTAGAAGGAGATGATGGAATATTCGCTTCTTCAGTTTTGATTACCTCGAATGATTATTCCAATTTGGGCTTTGATGTAAAAGTAAATGTGTATAATTATGCTTCCGAAGCCAGTTTTTGTGGGATAATCAGCGCCTCTGATGGCACGTTAGTTAAAGAGCCCAGCCGGTTTCTCGAGAATTTTGGTTGGACCCATAGCTTTATCTCGGCCGGTGATGATATTATGATGGAGCTCCTACGTGCTAAAGCATTGTCGGCTTGTTATGAAGTGCCACAATGCCCAGTTCTCGGTGCGATCGCGCGGCAAGCCCTTGTTGTCACCAGGGGTTACGACCCGCGGTTTGTAGAAGATGGCTATCATGATACGACAGCCATCCCGCGCGATGAGTCTAAGATCCCCGAGTTCTCACCTAGTCCAGTGGCACGTGAGCTGTTCGCTAAGCTGTACAATGTAAATGTGCAGACTCAGCTACGTGCGGAGCGCTTAATTGCAGAGGGTAAGACGGAGCATTTGGCGGAAATATTTCCACCAACGCTGGATATGCTTCGTTATACCAACCTTTATGTGGCTGAAGGTTAGGGTACCCCTGACACGCGCTGGCCCCTGCGACCGAGGGGCAATCTGGCACCAATTACCAGCCCGTTCAAGAAACGGG